CACTGCTGGAACTGCTTTGAGTTCTGTCGTTGTTGATGGTGTTACATTTAATCAGACAGGAAGAAGTGGAGAGACTGATGGTATACTTACGGTTAATAATGGAGTTGATTATCCAATAACAATTAATCCTGGTACAGGATATGGTGGAAAGGAAGTATATAATAAATCCATTGGTTTTTATGATCTTGATGGACAAGATTGGAATGCAACCTTATCAATTACTAGATTCGAACCAGAACCTCAGGTGAGTAATACAAATGGATTCTGGTCTGAGGAAGGGAATAAGTATGCAGTATGGGTTAATCCAGAGGTTTGTACTTTACCGTTCTTGCCTCAAGAGGTGACATATCTTGTAGATATTCCTGCAACAGACAACTATACTATTACTGGTGGTTGTGATGATAATTTTAGAGTATATTTAAATAATGAAACTACTCCTGTAATTCAAGGTCCAGGAGGTATTTTTGCTGGAGGAACATACAACACTCCATACTCTGCTAATAGATCATTGACGGCAGGTCAATTAAAAATTGTTGTTTGGTGTGAAAACTCTGCTGCTGGATCTGTAGATGCTAATGGTGACCCAATAGGAGATGCATTCAGATGGGATAGGAATCCTGGTGGATGGTATCTGAAAATCTGTAGAGGTAGTAGTTGTATTACACCATCAACTGTTGAATGGGTTCCATCTGGTCCTCATAGTTCTTGGGGAGATTTTGCGGATACATATCTGGTCTATCCATCCAACAATAATGTCTTGAAGGGAACTGTTCATTCAACATCTTATAATATTAACGTTCCTTTTCCAGGTAATTATACTTTGGAATATGCTGTGGATGATGCTGGAACTATTTCATTAGATGGAACACAGATTGTAAGTTCTACATATAATGCTCCAAGTTCATCAACATATACTATCAGTAATCTTACTGCTGGTCCTCACGTAATAGCAGTTACTTGTGAGAATCAAACGCAGATGCAAGACAGCGATGATTGGACTAGGAATCCTGCAGGTATAGGATGGACTCTAACTCCTCAAGCAAGTGCATCTAATATTGCAGCTAGGTTTAAAAATAATGGTGATTTGTTAGTAACAGGAGAAGGTTTTGGAGAAGTTCCATTGACCTTTACATCTGTTGCTGCTACTGCTACTAGTGTTGATTGGACAATCGCAGGTAATTCATCTGATTCGGGGTATCAAATAGCATCTCCTACTAAGATTATGTGGGACGATGATATTGGTGGTGGGTTTGATGAAAATGCTAGTCTTACCATCTCAAGTATTACTCAGATAGGTGGTTCAAATATAGGTGTTACGTTTAGTTCTGATGGAACTGGTATCGATATAACTGGAGCAGGATCTGCTGATGTTGTATTTGATTTTGCATGGAATGACCAAGTAAGTGTATCTGGACGATCAGTTGGAACTTTGATACTCTTAGGTCAAACATTTACTCAGACTCCTACCACATCTGGTAGTCAAACTGCAACTATTAGAGTTAATGGTAGTACATCTGCTGTTTCTTACTACATTGGTGGAGAATCATTTATTCAGACTACATCTGCTGTTTCTACTACTAAAACTATTGAAGTGGAAGGTGGTGGAGCACAAGGTAGAACATATTCAAGTAGTTCTTTTTATACAGATAATATACGAACTGAAAACGATGGACAAAGACTTTGCTTGAATGATAATAGTGGTAGTAATGAGTACATGTCATTTATGAGAAATGTACAGATCAATCGTACAGGTTCATTTACTGAGTACAATGATTTAGGATTTGAGGATCCCACAAATACTACAAATTATTTTTATCCTATTGTTAGAGCAATCGCTGAAGAGTATACTAGTGGTAGGTTTGGACGCACAGGTACCTTCCCAAACAGAGGTAGAGCACCAGATGAGAGTGGTATGACTTATTGGGTTCTTTCTTATCTTAGCAGTGGTGGATCATTGACTGGTTCTGTTGACTCAACTCGTTTTAATACGCTCAAATTTCTAATCTTTACTGCGTATGCAAACAATTCATTAGGAAATGAAGCAGACCTTGGAGATATAGTATCTGTTGTCTATCCTCAACGTTGTACTGCTCACATAGATATTGGGACACTTAACCAAGGGGTTGCCACTAATGCTATAATAGCTTCGTCTCTAGATTTAAGACCTTTCATAGAGGGAGGCAACTTAATCTGGCATACTAGAATGGCAACAGGGTATTCATACAAGGAGATTGAATGAAAATTATTAAAAAATTTCTTACTGGAGAAGAAAGTGAAACTATTTCCAGTTTTATTATGGAGACTGAAAATTATGTAAAATCTATAGGACCAGATAATTATATTGGAACTGGTGATGATAGTTTAACTGGAAGGTATTGGTGTTATAATTATCTTTATGATATGCCAGGTAAAATTTTAATTCCAAAAATAAAAGATATATTTGGAGAATGTGTGGTTCAATGTTGGGCAAATATTTTTAGAAATGGTGAGGGAATACAACCCCATAAACATTACACAGGTGATGGAATTGAATTAGGATTTGTTTGTGCAAATGTATTTTTATATGGACCTAATCCTGGAACTTGGTATGAAGAAGTGGGAACGATAGTAAGTGAAATTGGAACTCTAGTTATTTTTCCCAATGATTGTATTCATGGTGTTCCACCAAATAAAGAAGATGGTGTGAGAGTGAGTATGGCATTTGATATTTACACAAATCCTGATGATTTTAATATGGTAAATGAACACCCTTCTAGATATATCTTAATTAAATAATATGGAACTAACAGAAGAAAACGTACTCAAAGTCTTAGAGGAACTTATTCCCTATATTGAAGCTGATGGTGGATACCTACAACTTTACGATATAGAAGATGGATATGTTAAGGTAAAACTCGGAGGTGCATGTGAGACATGTGCTATGAGTACTATGACTTTGAAGCAAGGTATAGAACGTAAACTGATGGAAGAAATTCCTGATGTTGTTGGTGTTGTACAGGTACTATAATGGAACTACCAAAAATTAAAAACGAAAATTTACCTAAAGAGTTGAAAGAGATTCTTGGTGACGGAGATGCTGAGTTCGAAGCAATTGTAGATCCTATGGATGTTCTTATAGATTATCTTGATCCTAAACAAGACCAAGAGTCTCGTGCAAGAGTTGCTAACATGCTTTTAGAATCAAGAAAGAAATCTCACGAGCGTTTAAAGGAGCAGAGATTGGGTAATCCGAACGCTTGACAAATGTATAAGTTCATGTTATGCTAAATAGTATCATACAAAGGACTCGAAATAATCGTAACCCTGTGTAGATGTAACAGAGACTTCCCATGTCGGGGCGGTCTATCATCCGCAGGGTTTTTCCCTTGCGAGACACTTTAAAAAACAATCATGTCAATCAAATCAACAATCGCAGCTGTAGCTGCATCACCTTTCCTTCTCGCTGGAGCCGCTTTTGCTGGTCCTTATGTGAACGTTGAAAGCAATCTTTCATATCCTGATGGAGAGTACTCTGCTGCAACAACAGACGTACATATCGGATACGAAGGATCTGTTGGAACAGAAGGTAAAATTGCTTACTATGTACAAGGTGGTCCTTCACTAGTTCATTCAGAAACTGCTGACGATACAGAAACAGAACTTTCTGGTAAGATCGGTGCATCTGCTCCTCTAACTGATGATCTTTCTGCTTATGCTGAGATCTCTGGTGCTACTGCAGGAGAAGATTCTTCTGGAGACACAATCCGTAACTGGGGTGCTAAAGTTGGTGCTAAGTTCGTATTCTAAATTCACATAGTGAATAATACAGGAGGGGTTGCGACCCCTCCTTTTTTATGCTATAATTTTTAAAAACATATTTCCTATGAATTTTTCTGTATACACTCGTAACGGTTGTCCCTACTGCTCAAAGGTTAAAGCAGTTATTGCTGGTAAGGGATATAAGTTTAGTGAGTATCGTTTAGATACACATTTCGATAGACAAGGTTTCTATGAACAGTTTGGTGCTGCTAGTACATTTCCTCAAGTCATCTTAGATGGCAAAGTTCTTGGAGGTTGTACCGAAACTGTTTTATATTTGAGAGAGAACAACTTGATATAAACACTAAATAAAAATAGCTGCGGAGAAACCCTATGGAACCAATCATTGTTGCACTGATTGTGTTATTTGTTATAGGAGCATTTATCCTTGGGGTAACTGTTTCTTGGTTGGCAAAAGGATATGTAGAAGACTACATAGAAAATGCAGCATACTCTAAATCAGTTTCACATCCTGAAATGTTTGATGAAGATGGTAACATGTTACATGACGAACTTATCTACATCAGACCAACAAATCCATACTGGAATTTTGAGGATGCAGACGACGAAGACTAATTACAGGAACTAAATTATGCCACGTAATATGGACAACAGTAACCCTAGGTTACTACTCAGTGAGATTTTGAGAAAGGTCTCTAATGCAAAGACAAAAAAGGAGAAGGTAGAACTTCTTCGCAAACATAACAGCAGTGCTCTCAGACAGGTGTTAATCATCAATTTTGATGAGAGTATTGAATCGGTGATGCCAGAAGGAGATGTACCTTATACTCCTAATGATGCACCTATAGGAACAGATCACTCTCGCCTTGAGCAAGAGTATCGTGGTCTTTATAGATTCTTTAAAGGTGGAGAACCTAGACTCAAAGGTTTGAAGAGAGAATCTATGTTTGTTCAACTCTTGGAGGGACTTGCTGCTGAGGAAGCAGAACTAATAGTCCTAGCAAAGGATGGAAGAGTGAATGAAAAATACAAACGCATTACTAAAGCAGTTGTTAGTGAAGCATTCCCTCAGATTGAGTGGGGAGGTAGAGGTTGAAAGGAGTAAGAGTCTATAAAGAAAAATGTACTGTCGATGATGCAAAGGATACATCTCTACCATATTCTGCCTATCTGGTTGAGTATAAGGTAGATGATGTATCATGCTTTGACATCGCACTTACAGGAAAAGAAGC